TGGGTCCTATCCGCCACCTAGTGGCTACTAATAATCTCAAATAATTACAAATTTCCACAAGAACACCCCCCCTATGCCTCGTAGGTTCCATATACCCCCACCCCATATATTTTTCTAGCCTGAAAATAAAACGCGCCCCACAGCAAAGACCCCCCTATACAAGGTTCAGCTACTATGCTATATTCTGCGCAACTTGAGAAACAACGGCTCATGCAAAACCTAAACCATTTACTACATTTTGATCCTGAGGATCCGCAGCCTTATACCCCAGAACTTGAACGGGTTGATGAGGACGAGATTCTTTTTGCGCGTGATTTATCGCATCGGGAAGAAGTGCGTGCCCGTGCACGGTCAGTAATTGAGTTGATGCAGCATGGAATGCAAGTCGAACAATCCCCCAATGCCGATCTAACGGCAGCTGAAATACTCCAAGACAAAGAACCCCTATCCAGCCATGTGACTAAACCGGATGTAATACTACATTTGGAAGCGATGATGACCGAGTTTGACCATGAGGTTGTGCAAGACGCAGTGCGGATGCGTAGGTTCGTAACAAACAAGTTGATGCTAGAAGCCAATACGGCGACAAAATCTAGTGAACGGATTAAAGCGTTGGAGTTATTAGGTAAGATTTCTGATGTAGGGCTATTCGCGGAACGCAATATTATGACGATTGAGCACAAGACTACCGAAGAACTGCAGCAGGAATTTGAGAAGACTATCAATTTATTGCTAAACCCAACGACAAATATATTCGAACCTGCAAAAGCGCCGGCACCCGGCGCCGTAAATCTACGTGAAATCAAGATCGACGTATAATGCGAATAGAAGATCTCACCCCAGAACAGTTACTGGTTATCAACAATAACCTAGAAAAACTTACTCCAGAACGTCAGGCCCAATTTCGCGAAGTGCTACTTGAGTTACAGAAGCGCAAAACAGGTGAGACTGCGCAAGTGCATTTCCTAGACTTTGTAAAACAGATGTGGCCTACGTTTATTGGGGGCAAGCATCACAAGATTATGGCAGAGAAGTTTGAGGCGGTTGCAAGGGGAGAAATAAAAAGGCTGGCTATTAGCCTACCGCCTCGCCATACCAAATCAGAATTTGCATCATACCTGCTACCCGCATGGTTCTTAGGTAACTACCCACACAAAAAGATTATGCAAGCATCACACACGACAGAGATGGCGGTTGGGTTTGGCCGTAAAGTGCGTAACCTTGTGGACTCCGAAGCATATAAAGCCATATTTCGCGACGTTGAGTTGCAGGCTGACTCGAAAGCGGCGGGGCGCTGGGGGACTAATAAGGGTGGCGTGTATAACGCGCTGGGTGTCGGGTCCGGTGCAGCCGGTATGGGTGCGGATATATTCGTGATCGATGACCCACATAATGAGCAGGATATTATTAACGGGAACACTGACGCGTTTGACAAGGCATGGGATTGGTACATGTCAGGTCCTCGGCAGCGGTTACAGCCGGGCGGTGGGATTATTGTGGTCCACACACGCTGGAGCAAGAAAGACTTGATCGGCAGACTGCTCGAGTATAGCGCGAAGAACCCGGACGCTGACCAGTGGGAGTATATTGAGTTTCCAGCTGTGTTTGACGCGGATACTGACCAAGAGCGGTCGTTGTGGCCTGAGTTTTGGCCACTACCTGAGTTACAGAAAATTAGAAACACCATCGCGCCGTATTTGTGGAATGCGCAGTACATGCAGAACCCGACCACCGAAGAAGGTGCGTTGATCAAGAAAGAGTGGTGGCAGGACTGGACACACGATGAGCCGCCGGATTGTGAATATACGATACTGTCATTAGACGCCGCGCAAGAAGCACATAACCGAGCTGACTTTTCTGCAATTACAATGTGGGGTGTGTTCTATAAAACCAGTGAGGATACTGGCCTCAAAGTCGCTAACGTTATATTGCTAAACGCATGGAAGGCGCGGATGGAGTTTCCGGAGCTTAAAAAATCTATGCTTGAGGAGTATAAAGAGTGGGAGCCGGACGCGTTTATTGTTGAGAAAAAGTCAGCTGGTTCAGCCCTGTACCAAGAGTTTAGGTCTATGGGTATTCCGGTATCTGAGTTTACGCCGACTAAAGGTAACGACAAAATTGCTCGGGTTAATGCCATATCAGATATGTTCTCATCAGGAATGATTTGGGCGCCACTAGGTCATAGGTGGGCTGAAGAAGTAATACAGGAATTGTCTGACTTTCCTAACGGCGATCACGATGACTATGTGGATTCGACAAGCCAAGCATTAATGCGGATTCGTAAGGGTGGGTTTATTCGACTACCGTCAGATTATGAAGATGATGATCCTGAATTTAGAAGTCCATCACGGAAAAGGTATTACTCTATATGATTAAAAAATTATTAAAAACAAATAAAGAGATAGAGGACGAACTTAGAAAAGAACGTCCAGTTATAGTAGATGATGACGGATATAGATACCCTCCTCCTAGTGCCTACGAAGTTAAACAAATAACTGATGAATTAAAACTAAATTCACACATGGTCTCAAAGGTCATTAAATGATTAAGGTCAAAGACAATGTTGCAAATACCAAGCAACTTAACAAGGCATTGGATTATATTAATAAAGCAAACTGGAGTTACGGTTGGCCAAGTAATACCGATATGCCCTATGGGCACTGGAATGCGGATTTCACCCGCACACCGAAAAACAATCCAACTGATGTATCGTCAATAATCCCACCAGACTTATTGTCAATATGGCATGAGGTAAACAACCAGTTTTTTAATGGTCAGGCAAGGCTAGTCCGCTGCTATGCTAACAGGCATACGTTTGGGACCGAAGGTTATATTCATACCGATACGCAACGCAAGGAAGATCAAACCTGTGTAGTGTATATGGACAAGGTGTGGGAAGCTGATTGGGGTGGCGAGACTGCGTTTTACGACAAAAATATAACAGAGATAGTAAAGTCGGTTATACCTAAATTTGGCCGGGCCGCAGTATTTGCGGGGGATATACCACATTGTGCAAAACCAATCTCACGAATTTGTCCAAAAGTAAGAACAACATTAATGTTTAAGGTTACAATAGACCCAAAAGCGGTGTATCAGTCCGAGGAATTACTGACGGAGTTTCTTACAGAGATTGGAGCTGATACACTCCCACATAAACGTGGGTCACTTGCGGACCACTTACTAAGAACGTACCATTTGCTAAAGGCAGTGGGCGCAGGCGATATATTAGCTTTAGCCGGCGGATTGCATTCCGTATATGGAACAAGCACATTTAAGTATAATTTACTTGATGATGATAGCCGGTTAATAGCATCACGCTTTGGCTCAGAAGTTGAAAGACTCGTAAGATTGTTTAGTATTCAGGATCGACCAAATACTTTGGAAAATCCAGACGGATCATTAAGCGATTTGGATTTATTTCTCTTACGAAGCATTGAATGCGCTAATCTACACGATCAAGCTGAACTAACCGCAGAGGTGTATCCTAATCTATACGCGTTTGCAAAGAAATTTGGAAATTACAGAGGATAATATATGGCATCAAATATAGATAAAGGCGCGTACACCGCACCAAAAGGCATAGAAACACTTGCTGATGAGCTTGATGTTCCTGAAATTGAGATTGAAATTGAGGATCCAGAGGCGGTTACTATCGGCATCGACGGTTTAGAGATTGAAATTGAACCCGGAATTGAGGATGACGAGGAATTTAACCAAAACTTGGCAGAAATTATGCCTGAAGGTGCCCTCGCAACACTCTCAACAGACCTATTAGGCGATTATCAGTCGGATAGTGACTCAAGAAAAGACTGGTTAGACACTTATGTTGACGGTATTGAGCTTTTAGGGCTTAAAGTTGAAGAACAAACCGAACCGTGGCCCGGTGCATGTAACGTTTATCACCCATTACTGGCAGAAGCATTGGTTAAATTCCAGTCTGAGACCATGATGGAGACATTTCCTGCCGCTGGACCGGTCAAAACACAGATAATTGGTAAACAAACGCCGGAAAAAATAGAGGCTGCAGCGCGCGTTAAAGAGGATATGAACTATCAACTTACCGAAGCAATGCCTGAGTATCGACCAGAACACGAACGCATGCTGTGGGGCTTGGGATTAAGCGGAAACGCCTTTAAAAAAGTGTATTATGACCCAGCATTAGAACGTCAAGCTGCTATTTTTATTACAGCAGAAGATATTGTCGTTCCATACGGCGCATCAAGTCTACAAACAGCACCACGCGTAACACATATCATGCGTAAAACCAAGAATGAGCTACGCAAACTACAGGTAGCTGGGTTTTATCGCGACATCGAGCTAGGTGAACCATCACATGCAATCGAAGAAGTTGAGAAAAAGATCGCTGAAAAGATGGGCTTTAATGCAACGATGGATGACAGGTACAAGTTATTAGAAATGCATGTCGATATTGATATGTATAGCTATGAGTACGAAGAAAAATTTGCAGAAGACAATGGCATTGCGCTTCCATACGTAGTAACGCTTGAACGTGGTACTGGTGAGATTCTTTCAATACGTCGTAACTGGAATCCAGACGATAAAACCAAGCAAAAACGTCAACACTTCGTGCATTACGGTTACGTACCGGGTTTTGGCTTCTATTGTTTTGGTTTAGTACATTTGATTGGCGCCGCCACTAAGTCAGGCACAATGTTGATGCGTCAGTTGGTTGATGCAGGTACATTATCAAACCTTCCGGGTGGTTTCAAGACCAAAGGCTTGCGCGTTAAGGGCGATGACACTCCAATTGCTCCAGCTGAGTTCCGTGACGTGGATGTTCCTAGCGGCACTATTCGTGACAATATTATGGCACTCCCATACAAAGAGCCAAGCCAAGTATTACAGTCATTGATGAACCAAATCATCCAAGAAGGTAAGGCTTTCGCTAACGCTGCAGACATGCAAGTGTCAGATATGTCAGCTAACTCACCAGTTGGCACTACCTTAGCAATTTTGGAACGCACACTGAAAATTATGTCAGCTGTGCAAGCGCGTATTCACTACTCAATGCGTCAAGAGTTTAAGTTAATCAAAACGATTATCCGCGACTACACCGATGATGAGTACACATACGAACCAGACAGCGGTCGCCCACAAGCAAAACGTAGCGACTATGATTCAGTTGAAGTTATCCCAGTATCTGATCCAAACGCAGCAACGATGGCACAGAAAGTTGTGCAATATCAAGCAGTTATGCAAATGGCACAAGCAACACCACAGATTTACGACATGGTTGAGCTAAATCGCCAGATGCTTGAGGTATTAGGTGTTAAAAATATTGGTAAGCTTGTACCGTCAGCGGAAGACCATAAACCTAAAGATCCGGTTACAGAAAATATGGCGATCATTAATGGTAAGCCAGTTAAAGCGTTCTTATACCAAGACCATAAAGCGCATATTGAAGTACATATGGCGGCTATGCAAGATCCGCTAATCCAGAAAATGATTGGGCAAAATCCACAAGCACAGTCAATTATGGCCGCTGCTCAAGCACATATTGCAGAACACGTTGCATTTGAATACCGCAAACAAATCGAAGAACAACTTGGCGTACCACTGCCGCAGCCTGAAGACGAAATTCCTGAGGATATTGAGGTTGATATTTCTCGTTTGGTTACTCAAGCAGCGCAACAAGTGTTGTCAGTTAACCAGCAAAAAATGGCGCAAGAGCAAGCTCAACAACAAGCACAAGATCCGTTGATCCAAATGCAACAGCAAGAATTGCAACTTAAAGCACAAGATGTCCAAAACAAAGGACAGAAAATGCAGATGGATGCACAGCTGGAGCAAGAACGCTTACAAGTTGAACGTGAACGCATCGCTTCTCAAGAACGTATTGCCGGCGCGCAACTTGGTGCAAAAGCAGCTATGGATAAAGAAAAGCTCAATGCACAGCAACTCGCTGAAGGCACACGTATTGGGGTTCAAGCAGTACAACAGGAATCACAACGTGATGTTGAACGTGAACGTATCGCGCAGCAGGATAGGGCAGCTCGTGCGCAGGCTAAAGCACAAGTCGCAAACCGCAACAAACAACAACCACCGGGAGAAGGTGAATAATGGATAATACGCTAGCAATCCTCATGAGTCAACTTGAGGAAGAGCGCAATAGAATACATGAGAATTTGGGCGAAGGTGGCCCAAAAGATTTTGCAGAGTATAGATTTACTGTTGGTGTGGTTCGGGGTCTACACATCGCACAGGCGTTAATTAGTGACCTCGCAAAAAATTTGGAGCAAGACGATGAGTAAACTTGATGTGAGTCAAGCAGTGGATTTATCTGAACTATTAAATAAGAAAGACGAAGAAAAAGCGGCGCAACTACCTGAACCAAAAGGGTACCGGATTCTTTGTGCAGTACCTGAAGCAGGCGAAGCATATGAAAGTGGGATTCTTAAAGATACATCAACAAAACGAATTGAGGAAAACTCTACCGTAGTGTTATTTGTTTTGAAAATGGGTGACTTATGCTACAAAGATGAAACTAGATTTCCGACTGGGCCGTGGTGCCAAGAAGGTGATTTTGTTTTGACCAGAGCATATGCAGGCACACGATTTAAGATTCACGGTCGTGAGTTTCGTATTTTAAACGATGATTCCGTTGAGGGTGTTGTTCAAGATCCTCGCGGTTACGCACGCGCATAGGAGAGTAAATTATGGCATTAGATCAAGAAGAATTTGTATTTCCGGACGATGAAAAGCCGGTAGAAAAAACTATTGTGATGGAAAGCGATGATGTTGAGATTGAGCTTGATATCGTTGATGACACCCCAGAACAGGACCGCAATCGCGCCCCACTACCAAAAGAGATAGTGCAGGAGCTCGAAAATGATGATCTTACCGACTACTCTGAAAAAGTTAAGTCACGTATGGCGCAATTACGTAAGGTATATCATGACGAACGTCGTGAAAAAGAAGCGGCAGCACGTGAGCGCGAAGAAGCACTTAAATATGCACAAACGATTGCTGAAGAAAATCGTCGACTAAAAAGCACATTAAGTACTGGTGAAAAATCATATATTGACGTATCTAAACAAGCCGCTGAGCAAGAAATGGATTTGGCTAAACGTGAATACCGTGAAGCATATGACTCTGGTGATTCTGATAAGATTATAGAAGCCCAGCAACGTATGAACAGCGCGCAATATAAATTGACTCAAGTGCAAAATTATCGTGCGCAATACGAAAATGCTTTACAAGAACCTCAAAATAATGTAAATATACAACCTGAACAGCCCCAAGCTGTCCGACCAGATCGAAAAGCCCTTGAATGGCAGGAAAAAAACGATTGGTTTGGACGTGATGAGGAGATGACCAGTCTAGCATTGGGTCTGCATGAAAAGCTAGTAAGGTCAGGTGTATCTCCTACTTCAGAAGATTATTACCGTCGTATTGATGATACGATGCGCAAAAGATTCCCCGAACAATTCGAGGACGATTCGCTGGATACGGAAAAACCCGCCCAACGCACAAAACCTTCTACTGTGGTTGCTTCAGCTACGCGTAGTACCGCGCCAAAAAAAGTACAAATATCAAAAACTGCACAAGTTCTTGCACGTAAACTAGGTATTTCCCCTGAGCAATATGCAAAAGAAATGATCAAATTGGAGAAACAAAATGGCTGATAACAGACAAAATCGTGAATTAACATCACGCGAAACTTTTCAACGTGCTACACATTGGGCACCTGCGGCATTACTACCCGAAATCAACAAAGAACCGGGCTGGGCATATCGTTGGATCCGAACAAGCATGGTTGGTCAAGCTGACGCCACAAACGTTTCTGCAAAAATGCGTGAAGGATGGGAACCGGTCAAATTGTCCGAACACCCAGAATTACGACTATATGCTGTTGAAGGTGCACGATTCCAAGATTCAGTTGAAGTTGGTGGTTTAATGTTATGTAAAGCACCAGAAGAATTCGTTGAACAAAGAAAAGCGTACTACAACAACCAAACACAGTCACAAACTGAAGCGGTAGATAACAGCTTCATGAAAGAAAACGATGCTCGGATGCCTCTGTTTAGTCAGAAATCATCCAAAACATCATTCGGTAAAGGTAAATAATTTTTTAGGAGATTTATTATGGCTAAAACAGCAGCCCCATACGGTCTTCGTCCACTCAATTTGATTGGCGGTCAGTCTTTTGCTGGCTCAACTCGTCAAATTAAAATCGCAAGCGGTTACGCAACCAATATCTTTTTTGGTGATGTAGTTGCTATCGGTGTAGACGGAACTATTGTAAAAGTAACAAACGTAGGTACAAACGCAGATCCATTCCCAGCTGGTACAGTTGGTGTGTTCTTAGGTTGTGCATACACAAGTCCAACATTGAACTACTTCTTGAACTCACAATACTGGCCAGCTAGTACTGTAACTTCAGATGCTATGGCATATGTATGTGATGACCCAGACACATTGTTCCAAATCCAAGCAGACGATGCTGTAACGCAAACTATGTTGGGTTCTAACTTCGGTGTAAATCAAGTTGCAGGTTCAACAACAACTGGTGATTCTAAAGTTTCATTAGATGTAGGTACACGTGCTACTACAAACACCATCGCATTGCGTTTGGTTGATTTTGTAAATGGCCCATTCTCTGCAGTTGGTGACACATATACTGATTGTATCGTTAAATTTAACTTTGGTATCCATAGCTACTACAATGGTACCGGCGTTGGCGACTAAGGAGAATAAATAATGGCTATTTCACGCGCACAACTACTTAAAGAGCTTTTACCCGGTTTGAACGCTTTGTTCGGCATGGAGTACAAGCGTTACGGCGAAGAACACAAAGAGATCTACGAAACAGAGACTTCTGAGCGTTCATTCGAAGAAGAAACAAAATTGTCTGGCTTCTCAGCAGCACCTGTTAAAAACGAAGGCAACGCCATCGCTTACGACAATGCTCAAGAAGCATGGACTGCTCGCTACACACACGAAACCATCGCTTTGGGTTTCTCACTGACTGAAGAAGCAGTGGAAGATAACTTGTATGACACATTGTCTGCTCGTTACACCAAATCATTGGCTCGTGCTATGGCATACACCAAACAAGTTAAAGCTGCTAACGTTTTAAATAACGGCTTCAGTGGCTCATACGCGGGTGGTGACGGTGTTGCATTGTTCTCTAATGCTCACCCATTAGTAACTGGCGGCACAAACAGCAACGTTCCGGGTGTTATGACTGACTTGAACGAAACTGCATTAGAAAACGCTGTGATTCAAATCGCTGCATGGACTGATGAACGCGGCCTATTGATTGCTGCTAAACCACGTAAATTGGTAATCCCACCAGCACTGCAATTCGTTGCAACCCGCTTGTTGGAAACCGAAGGCCGTGTGGCTACTGCCGATAACGACTTGAACGCGTTGAAAAATAACGGTTCAATTCCAGAAGGCTACGCAATCAACCACTTCTTAACTGACCCAAATGCATGGTTCCTAACTACTGATGTTCCAAACGGCATGAAGCACTTCGTTCGTGCTCCGTTGACAACTTCAATGGACGGTGACTTTGACACTGGTAACGTACGTTATAAATCACGTGAACGTTATAGCTTCGGTTGGTCTGACCCATTAGGTATGTGGGGCTCAGAAGGTGCTTAATTAAAGAAATATGCACTGGGCCTCTGGGAAACTACGCTCAGTCTTTCTTTAGACCTCGCTTCGGCGGGGTTTTTTATTACCGGGATATCATGGTTTTACTGATTGTGACATGTATATAAAAGAGCAAAATGTATACATACACACAACGACGTGTATAAAAAATGCAATAAAATAAACATTAACTTATATAAACATCAATATATTAACCGGAGAATTATTATGTGGACA